AATTTATACTATCATAAACAAAGTCTTCAACTAAACATGGTAGTGATTCTAGTCTACCAGCAAACCTAAAGAAACCATTCTCTGACATCCAATAAGCAGCACCGTCAACTTCAACACATGCATTCTGTCCGACAAGACCGCAGTTAGTTCCTACTTGTGCAAATGCAAAAGTAAAAGGTTGACCAACAAAACGTTGTGTAAATAATGCAGTATCTGTCCAAACATAAATTGCATCACGACCTCTGATCGCTCCCATGATCTGTGATCCGTCGGCCAGTCTTTGTGTACCAGCTGTATTGGTTGCTGTAGGTATGTAAGTGTTTATATCTTCTTGATCTGAAAATCTTATAAACATGTCATCTTGTGTGCTTGGATCACCAATGGTTGTTTCTGTTCCAAAAAATACTAAGTGTCTATCAGGTGTCGATACTAACATATGACGTGATGCAGTAGGTGCTCCAGATATAATTGTTGCTCTTGTTGATGTAGCATTTGATAAACTTGAATTCCATTCAAAACAGGCACCATCATGAATTAAACAAATTGCTTTGTCACCAAAATTATCTAATGACCACATTCCCGGTTCAAGAACCAAATCTCCTGATGCTGCTTCACCCCATGCAACAAAATCAGACGTGTCCGTAACAGTAGCACCATTACTGTGAGCTGCTTTTGATGTTCCTCTAACTCCTCTTGTAATACCAGTTAAATCATTTCCTGAAACACCCGTATAAGATATTTCTTCTGTTCCCACTAAAATAAAATTTGTTCCAGAACTTGGAAAGTTTGTAGTGTTTGTTAATGTAATAGAGGTTCCCGATCCACCAGTACCAGCAGTATCATTTAACAAAGCGCCATTCAATGTTGTTGTAACAGGACCAGCTGCTTCTCCACCCCATGAACCTAAACTATAACCAAACCCTTGAGCTTGAACAGCTGGTCCTACTGTATAATATTTTTTAATTGTTATTCCTCCTGAAGTAGTTGCACCAGCTCCACTTTCATTTGAAGACATTGTAATAGTTATTGTTGTGTTAGTAGGTGCAGAGGTTACCATAAATTTCTTGTCGTCAAAATCAGAAGCACTATAATTTGATCCTGTAATTGTTGAAAAACCACTCATTAAAAGTATATCTCCAGCAACTAAATTGTGTGCACTAGGGTAGGATATAGTTACTGTTGGTGACCCATTGGTTGTACTAAAAGCACTTGTAAGAGATGTAGTTGATTCAATTGGATGTATATCATAAAATACACCTCCAGAAAAAGCATAAAGTATTCTGTTTGTGCCGATGATAGCATATTTTCTACCTAAGCTATTTATAAAATGATGAAGTCCTCTACCCGCACCAGTTAATTCATTTTCATTTAATGTGCCAAGTTGATTCCAACCGCCTATTTTTTCAGGCACACCATAACGAAATCTAGAATTGTCACAGTCTGTCCATTGACCTTCTGCACCTGTTTCTGAAAGTTGTTTGTTAATACCGGGTTGAAATCCTATTTTTTGTAGCATAGCAACTTATTATATCTGCTTTTTATTTGTATATCAATTATTTAAAACTAAGTGTTTTTATACCAGGTAGCCACAACATACCTTGTATTTTTCTCAACCTTGTTGACTCCATGCTTATAAAAAACACCATTAAAAAATAAACCCCTTCCTAAAACAGGTTTAATAGTTGTGGTATCTTCATAATAAGTTTCACCACCTTCAAAATCTTCATTTAAATAAACTATTGAAGCAAGAGTTGTTTCACCACTTACTAAATCAAAATGTAAATCTTGTTTAGAATTTACAGGCCATTTTACTAGTTCTGACCAATGAATTTTACAATTAAATAACTTAGAAGTTTCTTCTAGTTTTTCTGTTAAGAAATTAATTTTAGAATCATTTTTATTTAATTTAATAGGATAAACATCACGAAAAAGAGAAGCTTTCTTTTTATTTTTTTTATAAAAATTAATTAAAAAATTACATTCTTTTTTTGATAAAAAATTATCAATTATTAAAGTATGCATGTATTAATATACCCAAGAAACATAAGAATATCTTGTTCCTTTTTTAACTGGATCTACTCTATGAGGATATAAAAAATTAGAAGGAAAGATTAATAAGTCTCCTTCTAGAAGTTCAATCTTTTTATTTTTAAACATTATAAATTCTCCTCCCTCATAATTATCATTTAAAACTCCAACAATGCTTAAAATAGGTATACCTTTTATTTTACCATCAAACATAGAATGTATGTGATCACAATGTTCTGCCATTTTTTTAGTTTTTGAATAACGATTAAATCTTATTTTTGAATAACCTTGCCAACTATTAAACCAATTAAATTTATAATCTTTTATATAACTATCAATTGCTAACCATAATTTTCCCATAATAATTTTTGAATCTATACCTTCATTACTTATATTCGTTGATACATCTAATTCTTGTTTTCCAGACCTATTTATATTTTCTTTAGTATTTACATCATAAAATTCATGTTGTTGCCATTTTAGTTTTTTAATTTCTTTTATAGTTTTATTACAAATGTTTTTGTTTAAAAAATTAGGTATTGTTTTTACATAAAAATCTAAATTTTTTTTCATAACTAATCTAATATAAGTTCTGTTAGATCATGATTACTACCAACAGTTCCTTTAATAAAAACATTAAAAGATAAACTTATTCTAGTATTCTCGCCTTGTTTAGTTTCAACCATATGGGTTAAAGAAGATGGAAATAAAAAAATATCTCCTGTTGTTACTGGAAACCACCATGATTCAGAATTAAATAAATTCCAATTTTTAACTTCAGGTTTTATAGTTCTATGTGTTTCATTAAAAAATGTAATTTTATCTAATGATTTATGACAATTAATATAAAACACTCCTGATATAAGTGAATTAGAATGTGTATGTTTATGGTGATACTGATCTTTTTCAGTATAGTTAACCCAAGATTGTGTAATGTAAGGTGTAATATTATTTTTAGAGGATATTACTTTTTGAAAATAATCGTCGACTCTTAACTCTAATTCTTTTTTTAATTTTTTAAATGGTTTTTCATTTAAAATATAATTATTAGCAGACGTAGTATTACCTGCATTTTTTATAAGTGTTTTTTTATTTTTTTCTACAAACTTTAATTCTAATGATGTTAGTTTTCTATTTAATTGTGACATGTAAACAGGTGTTGGAAATATTCCAATAATTCTTGGTTCTTTCATTTTTCTAATTACGCCACTAATTCTCGTTTCTTTCATTAATACTTTATTAAAGTATTTTAATTAGTTTGTAAAGTCCAAGATGTTGTATTTTCGTCCCATAAATATAAATCAGAAACAGGTTGATCGGTTCTCGGATCAGTAAGGTTTTGTGTATAAGTTTCAGGATAAACAACAGGAGGATTATATTTACCTTTTAATTCATCTAATACCCAAGAATCAAATGGTTTAGGTTCTATAAAACCATCTAGTGTTTCATCATAAGTAAAACCTGCTCCTGCATAGTTTAATCTAAAAGGTGTACCACCTAATACATGTTCTCCATGAAATGTATTGTATGAAGTTCTTTTACAAGTTTGTTTACGAAAATTACCGTAGTGTTGTTCCCAATCAATACCGTCTTCATTTTCTTCCTTACCAACGATAACTTCGGTTACTATATTATTCTCATCTAAAAATGCGTAATGTGCCATATTATATATTATTTAATTCCATTGTACTAAACCCGTTCCAGCAGTAATAGATGAAATTTTAAATCCACCTCCTGCACCTGGAGTTGAGATAGTTAAACCACCACCAGGATTTGAAATAGTAAATGTATCTGGATATTTTACAATAACGATTCCAGAACCACCATTTCCTCCTTGGTTAGGTCCTGAACCTGGTCCATTTCCAGATCCGCCGCCACCGCCACCGCCAGAGTTTGTTGATCCAGGTAATCCACGTGCCGAAGGACCATTACCACCTGGTCCACCATCATTTCCACCGCCAGAGCCACCAGAGCCACCGTATGCTCCACCACCTCCACCAGCTCTTGTAACTGAAGATCCTGTTATAGAATTTGCTGCACCTGTTCCACCATTACCACCAGCTCTTGATGAAGGGTTACCACTACCATTACCACCAACAGCACCAGCTCCACCACCACCGCCACCGCCAGTGTTTGGATTACCAGCACCACCATCATTTCCTTGTCCTGGAGTACCGGTTCCTGCATTATTATCTGATTGACCACCACCAGAACCACCGTTTCCGGCTAAAGGGTTAAAAGAAGCAAAACCACCTCTACCTCCACCTTTCGCTGTAATAGTAGCTAAAACTGAATCAGGTGCGAGAGGTGTACCACTACTGCCTACTGAACCGTCACCACCTGCTCCTACTGTGACTGTATAGGGGTCTCCTGCAAATAATTCATAACCTGTAGCCGCTAGTTGTCCACCAGCTCCGCCACCACCTGCAGCAAAAGAGTTAAAAGATGCACCACCGGATCCACCTCCACCAATTACTAAATATTGTAATGATATAACAGTTTTTCCTCCTCCAGCACCAAATCCTAAGACTTGATAACCAAAAGATTTACCTCGGGTTGATTTTTTTTTATTTGAACTCTTGCCTTCAACAGTAAGAGGTTGATTTAATTTATCTCTCATATCTAAATTCCTTATGCGTCGTTAGCCGCGTCAGTAGTAAAGAATAATTTGATACCTAGAACTCTACATTCACCGGTAAATGTATCACTACCGTCTGCTGCGTCTCTATATAATTGAAAGTAAGATTGTTCACCTGCTGCAGGAGATCCCGCAACTGTCATTGCACTACTTTCAGCTGTAATTTGTTGATCTTCAACTGTTCCAATACCAGCATCTGTAACTTCGATTGCTGTTCCATATGCAACATCGATA